ATGATGTAGCGTCATACGCCAATGGCCGCCACGCATCACAAATAGCTCAAGATGTTATAGGAGGGAACATTGTCGTAATGTACACTACCTACCCCACTAGTGCGGCGGGTGTGACATACGACGGTGAGACAAGTTACCGTTATATGCGGTTCACTTGTCCCGATGGAATTACGCGCGATGTGCTAGAAACGCGTATTCTCGGAGGAGCTTTGTACGACCGTGAATGTCTTATGGACTTCACGGCCGATCAAGGATCATTCGCTGGCATGTACTGGACGGTACATTACCGCATTGACAAACACCAAATTGACGACGTCAAATGGGTAGTCATGTTAACCCCCGTCTCTTACGTGCTGAATGTAGCACTACGTTCCTTGCAAGGCCTTGGTCTTGATGTGACGGACTTCATGGGTGTTACCGAAATGCCTATCGTTCAACCCATCTCCGACCTCGTCTTTAACGGTGAACCAATGCAAATTTCAACCATATTCAAGCTTAACGGCCATGTTAGCATGTCTATTGTCCGCGAAGGATTCTACCGCGACTTTTCTCTCACTCAGGAACAGTGGTGCCAACTCGTACTCATACGTGAAGGCGCCCAAGCACGTGGCGAGAGAGTTTCCCCTTGGGTAACCACGGGGATACTCTCGCGTGCTTCTCCTGACTCAAGTGAAGAAGAAATTAACACTCGCAAAATGGGAGAACGCATTATCAATGCTTTCGCAAACACCAAAGGTACGACCCGCATGGCCATTCAGCCGCAACCAGCCCTCCGTTACAAAGGTAGTGTCTCAAGCACTCCTACGTACGATCCCGAAGGCTTGGAGCCTATGACTAAGTCATTCATGTCGTCCCTTCTTGGTGACGGAGCCCTTAACAATATGATGAGGGACCGTAACGGCGAAATCACTCTTAATTCGTTTGAACAACGAATCACAAAAGTTGTTGAGAAACAGCGAATCAACAGCGGTGGAAAACTCATGTCCTCAAGAGTTACTGCCCACGGCAAAACCTGGCGCCGTCTCATGGCCAATTCCATAAATCGTGTAGGATTGAACTTTATGACTGTTCAAGACCTTGCTGATTCTATGCCCAACAAACGCAAATCTGATATCATCATTGATGAGTCAATGGCGCCTAGTGATACCCGTACCACAGGCTCCGTTTTCGTCAAAGCTGAAGCAGGTAAAGGCGTACCGCGCATAGTAATCACGTCCAAAGGTCCTGATCGTATTTACGCCCAAATCGTTTTTCGTGCCATCGCTGGCGCCTTAAAAGACATGGACGCATATTGTTTTCTCACCCCTTCTCTTTTACAAGACAAGATCCAGGCTTTCATGAGCGAAGCAGTCGTGATCGTCATAACTGACAGAACCGCTGCTGACGCACA